GAAAGAGGCCGGGCACTTTTTGTGTTGCAAGCCTATCAAGCTGTTCTGCTCTTAACAAAGTTGATTATTTAGTTGTAGCTGGCGGTGGTGGTGGCGGTGGCGCTGACAACGAAGTTAAAGGCGGTGGCGGTGGTGCAGGAGGTGTAAGATTTTTTTCTACAGCTCCAGGAAATAACTCTCCTCTAAATAATTCAGGCGCAAGCCCTAACACAGAAATTACAGTTACAGCTACGGCTTTTCCAATTACAGTTGGAGCAGCAGGATCAGGAGCACCAAGTTCTCCTCCAGCAAATAACCAAAGTGGAACAGCTGGTGGTACATCAACATTTAGTACCGTTACTTCAGCAGGAGGGGGAATAGGTGGTTCTTATCAAGTAGCTGCTGGTAGTGGAGGATCAGGAGGAGGCGCTGGAACATGGGCTTCTTCTCCTTACCAAAATGCTGGTAGTGGTAATAATCCACCCGTTGCCCCTGTACAAGGTTTTAATGGAGGAGTGGGAAATCAATATAGTAGTGCACCAAGTTTTGGAGTAGAATCTGGAGGTGGTGGTGGAGGGGCTGGAGCAGTTGGTACAACAGCACCTGTGCCGGCAGATGGTTCTCAAACTCCAGGTGGTGCAGGTTCATATATAGCAGATTCATTTGTGGGTCCAACAGCTCCAAGTTATGGAACACCAGGTCCTGTATCAGCAGCAAGATATTTTGGTGGTGGCGGTGGTGGAGGTCAACAAGGCTGTGCATCTGCTGGTGGAGCAGGAGGAGGTGGGACTAGCGGAAATAGTACAAACTCACCAGCGCCCGCACCTACGGCTGCTGGACAAGCTGCTACAATAAATACCGGTGGTGGCGGTGGTGGAGCAGGAGCAGTTCCAGCTGGAACTAATATGCCTGGTGGTGGCGGTGGTTCAGGAATTGTTATGATAAGGTACAAATTTCAATAGTTGAATGGTAATTAAAATTAATATATAAGGAGAAACATTATGGCACATTTTGCAAAACTAGGAGCTAACAGTAAAGTTATTACAGTATTAACTTTAGATAACAAAGATATGTTAAATGCTGATGGTGTTGAAGATGAATCAGTAGGTCAACAATATTTAGAACTACATAATAATTGGCCTGCTCAAATGTGGATTCAAACTTCATATAACACAGTAAGTAATACACATAGATTAGGTGGAACACCTTTTAGAGGTAATTACGCAGGTATAGGTTATGAGTGGGACGAAGATAATCAAATCTTTTGGCCTAAAAAACTATATGCATCTTGGGTAAAGAATATAACTGAGGCTAGATGGCAATCACCAATCGGTGATGCTCCAGCATTAACTGCAGAACAACAAACACAAAATGAAGATGGTACTCATAGATGGGGTTATAATTGGAATGAAGAAGGCCAGTCTTGGGACTTGACAGATTTAATGGCATAAATTAAAAAGGTATGTGGTATGCAAAAGAAAGTATTATCTGAAATAGCATTATATTACGGTGATGTAGCAATGCCTAAAGATTGGGACATTGACCGAGATAAATTATCAGGCGACATTTTACAATCACAAATTCAAAACAAAAATTTTCCATTCTCAAGAACCTGGGATATGTTAAATACCTATATGCGGGATCACATTAATCTCGAATATGGTATTAATTTAATTAACAAAGAAACGTGGGGTAACATTTATAAACCTGCGGAAACTACAATTCCCTTACTTAATATTGATCCAGTAGATTTACGTAACTCACCAGACTTTACATTACTCTATGGTGTAAAAGTCAAAGACTGCATGGTCAGAATACATTTTGAAGATAACAGACGTAAAGGAAGAAGTTGGGACATACCTTTAAAAAATAATAAATTTATTATGTTTCCATCAACAAATATGTATTACTTAACCAATAATCAAAAGGATAGTTTAAATTTTGTACAAACTATAACGTATGAATATATCTAATCATTATTGGTATTTTAGTGGTGTGCTAACACCTAAATTTTGTGATGAAGTAATAGCTTATGCTAATAGACAAAAAGAAGTTATGGCTAGAACTGGTGGATTTGGTGATAAAAAATTAAATAAAGAAGAAGTTAAAAATTTACAAAGAAAAAGAAAATCCGATTTAGTTTGGTTAAATGACACTTGGATATATAAAGAATTGCATCCATATGTACACAAAGCAAATGCAATGGCTGGTTGGAATTTTGAGTGGGATAGAAGTGAGTCTTGTCAGTTTACAAAATATAAAATAAATCAATATTATGATTGGCATTGTGATAGTTGGGATAAACCTTATGATAAACCAAATACACCAGATCACGGTAAAATTAGAAAACTATCTATGACGTGTCAGTTAACAGATGGTTCAGAATACAAAGGCGGTGAATTAGAATTTGATTTTAGAAACTATGATCCACATATGCGAGACGAATCAAAGCATAGAATACAATGTAAAGAAATATTACCAAAGGGATCTATTATTGTGTTTCCTAGTTTTGTATGGCACAGAGTTAAACCAGTAACATCAGGCACAAGATATAGTCTTGTGGTATGGCATTTAGGAAGGCCTTTTAGATAATGTTTATAAATACATATTTTCCAACTGTAATATGGAGTGAAGAAAAACCAGAGTTTGTTAAGTCGTTAAACAAAGCAAGTAATAAATATATTTCTGATGCCCGTAAAAGAGAAAAAGAATGGATAAAAAAACATGGTGATTTTGGAAGATCCTATCATTCAACACCACTTACAACTGACAATAATTTTTTAGATTTTAGAAATTATGTTGGTCAAAAATCTTGGGAATATTTAGATCACCAAGGTTATGATATGAAACAATACACAACTATGTTCAGTGAGCTATGGGTACAAGAGTTTGCTAAAAAAGGTGGTGGTCATCATTCAGCACACATACATTGGAATCAACACGTATCAGGTTTTTATTTTTTAAAATGTAGTGATAAAACTTCTTACCCTGTATTTCATGAACCAAAGACCGGTGCGAGAACAACAAAGTTAAAAATGAGACCAGACCTAAAAGGTGTATGGGCTGGTCACGAACAATTTCACATACAACCTAAACCCGGAATGTTAATTATATTCCCAGGATATTTAGAACATGAGTTTGCAGTGGATCATGGTAAAGAACCTTTTAGATTTATACACTGGAACATACAAGCAGTGCCAAAAGAAATGGCTAAAGATGTCTGATATTAAAATAATAGATAATTTTTTAGATAAAAAATTATTTGAAGAAATACAAAATATTTTATTAAGTTCAGAGTTTGCTTGGTATTATAATAAAGATATGAATTTTGAAGGTGATAATAAAATTTATTTTACTCATAAAATTTATGAATCCCCTATTTATTTTAGTAATAAATTTTATTTATTTAAAAATGTATTAAATAAAATTAATCCAAAATCTTTATTGAGAATAAAAGGCAATTTGTATGTAAAAGAAAAACAAAAAACAAAACATAATGATCACGTAGATTATACTTTTAAACACAAAGGTTGTTTATTTTATATTAATAATAACAATGGAGAAACTTACTTTGGTAAAGAAAAAGTATTACCAAAAGAAAATAGAATGGTATTTTTTGATCCAAGTAAAAAACACAGTAGTTCAAGTTGTGATGATAGTAATATAAGAATAACAATTAATTTTAATTATTTATAATATGAGTTTTAAAAAAAAAAAATACACAGTCATCCGTCAAGCAATATCAAAAGACCTAGCAGGTTTTGTTGCAAACTATTTTTTAATGCAAAAACAAGTTTATGATACTTGTAAACAATCACGATATTTTTCACCATTTGAAACTATTATAGGATATTATGAAGGCGAGAATGAACAGATTCCAAACACCTATTCTCAATATGCTAATATGGCTATGGAAACTTTATTACTTAAATGTCAGCCAGGTATGGAAAAAGCTACAGGTTTAAAATTATACCCTGCATATACTTATGCAAGAATTTATAAAAAAGGTGATGAACTTAAAAGACATAAAGATAGATTTAGTTGTGAGATATCAACTACTATGAATCTTGCCGGTGATGACTGGCCTATATATTTAGAGCCATCTGGCGAGACTGGTAAAAAAGGTGTTAAAGTAGATTTAAAACAAGGAGATATGCTGGTTTATTCTGGCTGTGAGCTAGAACATTGGAGAGAAAAATTTAAAGGTAAAGAATGTGTACAGGTTTTTCTACATTATAACAATCGTAAAACCCCAGGATCAAAAGATAATATGTTCGACAAGCGTCCACATTTAGGTCTTCCCTCTTGGTTTAAACGATGATATAATTCTTAGATGGAGGCAGGGCACCACCACATACCCCCTGTCTCCTTTTAAGGACATTTATGAATTTAGGTTTTGACGCAATATCACAATTTCCCATTTCGCAAGTTGGAAAAGATGACGTAGTAACTATTACAGTTACAGGTAATAATTTAATAGCTAACGTTGGTAATCCAAATATTGCAGCTGATTCAGTAACAGAAAACCTTACTGGAAATCAATTAACACTTGGTATCGGAACAGTTACAATAGTTGGTACAGGTAATTTAGAGGCATCTAAAAATCCATTAACTTTAGGAACGGGGAACGTTACTGTTGCAGGAAACTCTGATTTAGAAGTATCCGGAAACAACTTGATTATACGTAGTGGATCTGTTACAATTGTTGGAACTGCGAGTATAGAAGCACCAGCTAACGCTATGACGTTAAGAACAGGCGAACCAGGTGTTATTACTTGGAATGAAATTATACCAGGAGCAACAATGGTTTGGACACCAATAAAACCTTACTAATATGGCATCAACATTTTCAACAGATTTAGCATTAGAACTTGTAGCAACCGGTGAAAAAGCTGGTCTATGGGGAACTATTACAAATACTAATTTACAAATATTACAACAATCAGCAACAGGAGTTGTTGATGTTGCTATGACATCTGGTTCAGATGTTACCTTACTTTTATCAGATGGTGCAACATCAAATGGTAAAAATGCATATTTAAGATTAACGGGTACAATGACAGCTAATATTAGTTTAATTATACCTGCATCAACAACGGGTGGCACAGCAACAAGAATGTATGTTATTCAAGATGCAACAGATAGAACTACAGCAAATAAATATACGCTAAGTATTAAAACAGCTGGATCGTCAAATCCAATAGCTGTTCCTGTAGGAGCTACAATGTTAATTCACTCTAATGGCACAGATGCAAGATTAGACATTTTACAAAAAGGTAATTTTGCAATCACATCGAGCTCTATTACTGCATACACTGCAGTGGCTGGTGATAACTTATTAATAGATACAGCTGCAGCCCAAGTTACTATTACACTACCAGCTAGTCCGAGTATGGGTGATGAAGTTAGTATTATGGATGTATCAGCAAGTGGAGGATTTGGTTCTAACAAAGTAATACTTGCTCCAGGAACTAAGAATATTAGAGGTGTTAATGCAAATGTAGATTTAACCTCTAACAATCAATCGATTAAATTAAGATACACTAACGCAACCAAAGGTTGGCAATACGTATACAACCAAACAACATAGGAGTAATCAGTGCTTACTAAAATTAAGTTTGCTCCTGGAATTGATAAACAAGATACCTCAGTCGGAGCAGAAGGGCGTTGGGTTGACTCAGATAATGTAAGATTTAGATACGGCCTACCAGAAAAAGTAGGTGGTTGGCAATCTCTTCTAACAGATACAATCGTAGGAGTAGCCAGAAAACAACACGCTTTTGTTGATACAGATGGCAATAGATATGTAGCCATTGGTACAGATAAATTTTTACTTTTATATTTTGAAGGTCAGTTATTCGATATAACACCTCTTGCAACTGCAATTACAGGTGCAACATTTACTTTTAACGGAACAACAACTGTAACCTTAACAACGTCAGCGGATCATGGAATTGCTGTTGGAGATATAATTAGATTAAGTGCAGCAACTCTACCAGGTGGTACAACAGGTGTAACAACAGCGACTTTTGATAACATAAACTTTCAAGTATTGTCAGTGCCTACCTCTACAAGTTTAACCATACAAGCAGCCACTGCAGGTTCAGCATCTAGTGGTGGATCTGTAACAATTACTCCATATGAAGTGGTAGGTCCCGCAGCACAATCTTATGGTTATGGGTTTGGTATTGGAAACTACGGCGGTACAATTACTGGTGTTGCACAAACAAATTTAGACGGAGCGTTGAACGCGGATACTGCTGGTACAGGTGGATCAGGAACTTCAATCACAGTTGACTCAACCACTGGTTTTGATGCTGCTGGCACAATTTTAGTAGAAAATGAATTAATCACATACACATCAAAAAATGCTACAAACTTTTTAGGTATTACTAGAGGTACAAATGGAACAGCAACCGCTGGTACATCAAATGGACAAGCTCACTCTGATGGAACTTTAGTTCAAAATGCAACATTGTTTACGGGATTCGGTAGTGCGGTGCAGGCATCTACTGTAACTCTTGAGCCAGGACTTTGGTCGTTAAGTAATTTTGGTGAAGTGTTGGTTGCAACAATTGCAAATGGTAAAACATTTACATGGAATGCAGGAGCTGCTAATCCAACAGGCAATAGAGCAGCAACAAATACATCAGGATTTGAAACAACAAATAATCCAACTGCAACTAGAGTTACTTTAATATCACCAACGACACGTCACTTAATTCATTTTGGAACAGAAACAACAATTGGCACACCTACTACACAAGATGATATGTTTATAAGATTTTCTGTTGATGAAGATATAAATAATTATACACCTGAAGCTACTAACACAGCGGGCACACAAAGATTACAGGACGGCACAAAAATCATGGGTGCTTTAGTTGCAAAAGAAAATATTCTAGTATGGACTGATAATGCATTGTATGCCATGAAATTTGTAGGTGCACCATTTACATTTGGATTTGAACAAGTAGGTACAAACTGTGGACTCATTGGTAAAAATTCAGCAATTGAAATCGATGGTGTTGCATATTGGATGGGTAATAATGGATTTTTTTCTTTTGATGGTACAGTTAATACACTACCTTGTTCCGTTGAAGACTATGTTTATGATGATATTGATACTACAAAAGGACAACAAGTTTGTGCAGGTATAAATAATTTGTTTACAGAAGTTATTTGGTGGTACCCAACATCTAACTCTACATTTAATGATAGATATGTAGTTTATAATTATGGCCAAGACAATGCTAATCTACCCATGGGTAATTGGTATACAGGCACAAATACAAATTCAATTAGAACAACTTGGATTGATTCATTAGTATATCCAAAACCATACGCAACAGCTTTTAATAATTCTAACACAGGAACGTTTCCTGTTATTCAAGGTGAAACTGGTTTAGGTCAAACAGTTTTATTTGAGCACGAAGTAGGAACTGATCAAATCAATCCTGATGGTAGCACAACAGCCTTAACTTCTTTTGTTGAGTCGTTTAGTTTTTCTTTACAAAAAGATCAAAGTGAAGTGTTTTTAGCTATGCGTAGATTTTTACCTAACTTTAAAGTATTAACTGGTAACAATCAAGTAACCATATCTGTAAAAGATTTTCCTGCGGATCCAAGTGCTGCAACCACATTAAGTCCTTTTACAATTACATCTAGCACAACTAAAGTAGACACACGTGCAAGAGGACGTTATGCAAATATTAAAATAGAAAACACAGGGTCTGGTGAATCGTGGAGATTTGGTACGTTTCAAGTAGACCTGCAACCAGATGGAAGGAGAGGATAATGGCAAAAATAGTAGTAAGATTACCAGAACCTAAAAGAGAATACAGCGAAGATAACCAAAGACAAATTAATAGAGCTCTTTCTATATTAATAGAACAATTAAACTCTACATATTTAACACAACAAAAAGAAGATCAAGAACGATTTACTTGGTTAGGATTAGGTTAATGGCAAATATATATAAGAACGAAAAAACAAGTTTAACAACTACAGCGCTCACTACTTTATATACAGTGCCATCTAATTCTAGAGCTATTGTAAAATCTTTATTGGTAGCAGAAGACGCTGGTAGCACAGCAGTTGTTAAAGTAACTTTAGTAGATGCAGCTGCAGCTGTTTTTGTGATAGATAATGATGTTAATTTAACTGCTAATCAAAAAGAACAAGTATTGAGTGAACCTTTAATTATGAAAGAAAGTGAGATATTGAAAGTACAAACAAGTAGTGGTGCGGTAGATGTTGTTGCATCCATACTAGAAATTAACAGGGAGGATAGATAATGCCATTTGTAGAACAAGAAGAACACTATGAAGATCACGTAATAGACGGTAAAGCAGTTAAGGTTTATAAACCACGTGTAGAAGTGACTATAAAACACTTAAAAACAGGTAGAGAATATCTATCAGATGCAGAGGCTAAAGAAGACGTAGATAGCCCTGTTACTGATACTACACAAGATGATATATCTAGAAGTGTAAATATCGTAGTGGGACCAGGTGCTTTGGGTGGTAAAACTAATATATAGGATCGTTGACGAATGTGGAAAAACCTAGTAAATTGTTATACACTCGCCTTTTTACAAGCTTTGCGAACTTGCTATCATTGTACAATATAAAGAGAAACTATGGGATTATTTAAGAAAATTTTCAAACCAGTATCAAGGGTATTAGATAAAATCATACCTAATGAAATCAAACCAGCATTACCTTTTGCTGCAGCATTTGCACCTTACTTATTACCAACAGGTATAATGGGAGCAGGTATGGCTCAAAGAGCTTTGATGGGTGGTGGTTTAAATATTTTAGGACAACTCTCTCAAGAAGGTAACGAAGGTGATATTAATTTATTATCAGCGGGACTCGGAGCGTTGACCGGTGCAATGACTGCGCCAGGTGGAACCGCTGCAGATTTTTCAGCAGCTGGTCCAATGGAAGGTCCTGCTTTAACTAAAACTCCAGGCTTCAGAGATTATATGGCAAGTGGTATAGAAAAATTTGGAGCAGAAAGTGCCGGTGGACAAATCTTTACCGGTTTAGATAAAGCTTCTAAATTTATGCAGGCGCCAGGTTTAACAAAATTCACAGCACCAGTTGCACAAGGTGTTGGTGACTTAATGTTTGCACAAGCTAAAAGAGATCAAGATGAGTATGATCGAATGATGGAAGAAGAATCAGAAGCAGATGCAGCATCAGATGCACAAAGAGCATTTGCAATTAGAAGAGCTATGGAAGCACAAGGTGCGACAGAAGAAGAAATTGAAGATGCAATATATGCAGCAGGATACAAAACAGGTGGTAGAGTAGGATTTAAATTTGGTGGTATAGATGAAGCAATTGATAAAGTAGAAGATGAATCTATTAAAGAATCAGTTAAAATGATGGCGGATATGCCCGATATGGACCTTATGGATCTTATAGAAGAATTTGAAATTATATTTAAAAGAAAACCAATGAGTATAGATGAGTTAAAACAATTCTACAGAGAAACTTATGAAATGGAAAGTCCAGTTAAATTACAAGAAAAAATTAAAGAAAAAGTCACAGTAGAAGCTAAAGATGGTGGACTAATGGATCTTGGTGGTAAAGAAATGGATTTAAGAAAAGGTGGATTTGTACCAATTGGTAAAAAAGAAAGAGCAGACGATGTGCCTGCAAGACTTTCTAAAAACGAATTTGTAATGACTGCTGATGCAGTTAGAGCAGCGGGTGGTGGCAGTGTTAATGAAGGTGCTAAAAGAATGTATAAAGTAATGAACGATTTGGAGGCAAGAGCATAATGTCAGAAACAGTAACGATAACAAAACCAGCACCGATACTAGAAGGTTCGCTTACAGCCTTTTTAAGTCAAATAGATAAATTAAGTGGTGGTGCACTTGACCCTAGATTAGACCCAAGTAAATTTACAACGGTCACAGATCCGGACACAGGAAAGCAAACACAAATATTTAGAGGTATTGATACATCTAAATATGATCCTAAAGTAGCAGATCAAGTCAAATTACAAACAGATGCTGCAGCAGCTGCAGCACAATTAGGAACTTTAGTTGGACCGGATGCATACAAAGATTTTATGTCTCCGTATCAACAAGAAGTTATTGATACTACACTTGCAGAGTTTGACAGACAACAAGCAATACAGCAAACAGGTTTAAGAGATGCGGCTATACAATCTGGAGCTTTTGGTGGTGCAAGAGAAGGTGTTATGGCAGCAGAGGCAGCAAGAGGAGCTGCAACTAACAGAGCAAATTTACAAGCACAATTATTAGCACAAGGATTTCAACAAGCACAACAAGCAGCGGCTGCAGATCTTGCAGCGAGACAAGGACTTGGTGGTTATCAATCTCAATTAGGTCAACAGCAACAAGCTGTAGAACAAGCAAGACTAGATGCAGCACAAATTGCAGCAAGAGAAGCAGAGTTCCAACCATTCACACAATTAGGTTTAGTTGGTCAACAACTTGCACAGATTCAACCAGGCGCGTTCCCTACACAAACTGTAGGTTATGCACCACCAGCAGCACCAGCTAGTCCTATGTCACAATTCTTAGGTGGCGCGGCAGGTATTGGTGGTATCGCTGGTAAATTAGGATTATTTGGATAATGAGTAAAATTTTAAGACGACCTATGTTTAGAGGTGGCCCAGTCGATAGTCGCGGAACGGGGATTACATCTGGATTAATGGATAAACCTAAAAGAGGTTTAGTGGATGAACCAGGAGGATACGCTGGTGAAGTTCGTACTGGTGGTGATCTTTTAAAAAATGTAAATACTAGATTTGATCCTTTTTATCAAAATATGAATATGGATCAGTTAAGAGCATTTCAATCATTAGGTATGGGTAATCCATTTAGATCTACAAAAGATATGCCTGGTAGATTTAAAAATGCTTTTACTTTTCAAGAACCTGCTAGAGGGGATAGTCTTGTAGATAAAATAATATCCTCTGCTCCTATAGTTCAAGAACAGGAAAAATTCGAAGAAGATGTAGATAAAAACAGACAAATATTAGATAACAAACAATTCTTTTCAGGAGATGTAGATGAAGTTATTAAACAAAGCACTCCGGTTAATATGGAAAAAGGTGTGCCGGGTGGTGGAGATAAAAACATGTTTGCAAATGTACAAGGTAATGATGAACAAGTTACAGACATTGATGCTAAACAATTAATGAAAGAAAACGCAGAATTGTTTAAAGAATTATTAGGTGAGGGGAATAAGAAAAAATTAAAAGATGCAAGGATACAAGATGTATCAGATTACTTGTTAAAATTCTTTGAAGGTTCACAAAGAGAAGGTGCAACTGTTGGATCATCAGGAGCTGAAGTAGCAGCGTTTGCAACTGCAAGACCAAGTAAAACTGAACAAGCTAAAGAAGCTATTGAAAAACAAGATCAAACAGCAATGGCTTTAGCAATTAATGACTATATTGCAGGTAAGAGATCTAAAGAACAACTAGATATGTTAAGCAAAAAACTAGATATTAATTTAAAAAATAAATTAGATGCAATTGATTATACAGCAGCAGTAGCATCACAAACTGAAAAAGGAAAAAGTTTAAATAAATTAATTAGTGCCTCTGATGAACAAACAACATTTAAAAAAATAGAAGAAGGCACTAAAGATTATGCAGACAACAGAGGTTTAAATATTCCACGAATTATCACATCAGAAGAAATTAAAGGTGATGATACGACTCCATTGGTAACGGATACTACAGAATTATTAGTAGAAGAAAACAAAAATCAAATATTCATAGATAAATCAACTAAAGAAGTTTTTCAAGTTGTAGAGGACCCTGATAATCCTGGGAAATTTTTAAAGAAAAGATTATACTAGAGGGAGGACCTGATGGTTTATATTCCTGACGAAAGAGTTAAAAAAGATTTAGAGACTCAACCTAATTGGGCTTTGTCTATGGCAGCAGCCATACCTTCAGGTATTATAAGAACATTTGAAGGAGCTGCAACATTTGGTGCAGCATTATTAGATCTAGGTGTAGACAAAGATAGGGTCGAAGCGGTTGAAGCATACTTTGATAAGATTAATCCGTTCGATGAAGTAGCTGCCTCAACAGGTATTGGTAAAATTACAGAACTTATAGTTAACATTGGTGTGCCTGGTGGTCTTGCATTTAAAGCAGCTAGTGGTTTAGGTAAAGCAACCATCGCTGCAAAACAAGCTGGTCGATACATAGGTAAAGGTGAAAAAGCTAGAAGATTTACACAAGGGTCATTAGGTGCAGGTTTGGCTGAAGGTATAGCAGTGGGTGACGTACAAGAAGCTGGAACTTTTGGTGATTTTTTAGGTGGACCCACAGAAATAGAAAGAGACGATGACAGCGCTGCTAACGAACTTATAAACAGATTAAAGTTTGGTATAGAGGGTGCCGCGTTTACTGGTGCGTTTGGTGCAGCTGGTAAATTAGTTGGTAAGATGAGAGAGGTGCGTGGATCGAATAAAGTGAAGCGTGGCTTTGATAAGAGTATAGATAAATTAGATAGTTGGTTTAGAGCTAATGGTTTATTAACTCAAGAAGGTTTTGATGTAAGAAATGTAATGCGAGGTAGAATAGCTAAAGACACTAACGTCGGTGATGTAGCTATGAGAGAAATTGATAAAATTACTGATAAGTTAGCTAGAAGTTATAGAAACGTAGCAGTAGATAAGGTGCCTTTTTTAGAGGCTAAAAGAACTATCGGTAAAGAATTAAATGACGTGTTGATGTCTGGCACAGCAAAGAATGGCAAACTAAAACCTATTTTTCAAACAACAGATGAAATTGCACTAGATGCAACAGGTAAAGAATTTAAAACAGGTAAACAATTATACGAAGTACAGATAGAGTCTATACCTTTAGCTAAAAAAGAAGCATTAAGAAAACTTTTAAAAAATACATACAAAGCAACCGACGAAGATATTACAAAACTTTTTGATCAGTTTGATGGTATTAGAGATACGTGGAGTGAGTTATTTACCATAATGGGTAGAAGACTTACACCTGAATCTTTAAAATCTTTTGAGAATATGATTCCTCAATACATTAACGATGTATTAGATAGAGGTTATGAATATGTAAAAGCAACAGGACGTAACCCAATACAATTAGCTGCTAACAATAGACCCTCACAAACGTTAATTAAAGAAGCAATAAAAGAATTTCAAGACATTGCTGCAGGTAAAGGTTTAACTCTTAATGATGATCTAGCAAAAGATATGGTGGATGAAGTATGGAAAGGTGCATATCTACCTGGAGGAATTACAATTGGTAAAACTACAGCACCAGGTCAAGTAAGATTTGCAGGTGCAGTTCCTGCTTTTATGAAAGACTCACTTGCTGCAACATTAGATAATAAATCTATATTAGATCCTAAATATAACAGACTTTATAATACAAATATTTCTGAATTAAGTGGTGTCTCTCAAGACGCAATAAAAAAATTATTAGGTAAAGCACGAAACCCTATGTCTACTATTGTAGATGGCACATCTAATTTATCTAGTGTGGTTAGAAGTCAACAATTTTTTGATGACTTAATTTTAAAAAACAACGAACTTAAAAAAAATTACGATGAGTGGATCGCCT